CCATTTGCTGACGCTTAATAGGAGGTAAACCATGGCTAATACAGTCACAGGACCAACTATTCAGTACGACTTTGATAAGAAACTGGTCACGTATTGTTCGGTATATTCGGATGGGAATGCCAGTAGCACAACATTGGTTGATGTCTCTGCACTTGAAAAATCGACTACGAACGGTAATTCATGCACACACGTTGCACTAAATAAAATTTGGTACACCGTTAGTGGCGCCCCTGATGCACCGGCTTCCCTAGATTGGGACGCAACGACAGACGTTACTTTTTTAACTTTATCGTACGACAATGCGTTCGATTTCAGTGGTATAGGTGGTTTAATAAACACAGAGGCATCCGGTTATACGGGGGATGTCTTATTTGTTATACCTTCTACAGCCGATGCAGGTAATGAATACACGGTTTGGTGTGAGTTTTTAAAATATTACGAAGCACCGCATAACTAGGAGAAATGACCAAGAAAACAGCAAAAGGTTCCCCAAAGAAACCAGTGAAAGCTAAAATTGCTGTGGGATGCGGAAAGGTTATGGAAAGTCGCAGAAAAGTAACTAAATATTTTTAGGAGAAAAGAATGCCTGGATTAACACGGAGAAGAAGCGCCATACGAGAAGGAATAGACTGGAGCCAAAGTGATAGTTATGTCCTTAGTTATAATAAAGGTGGCGTAGTTAAAAAAGGTAAGAAAAAACCTAAACCCGGTGGTTATTAATTTATGGCCACATCAGGGACAACTTCATTCGATCTTAGTGTAGATGAGCTTATAGAAGAGGCTTATGAACGCTGTGGTCTTGAACTTCGTACCGGGTACGATTTAGAGACTGCACGTCGTTCATTAAACCTGTTAATAGCTGAATGGGGCAATCGAGGTTTAAATCAATGGCTTATTACCAAAAGTAATTTTACCGTTACCGAAGGGACTAATTATGAGGATCTAGGTACGGATATTGTTGATATAACGTCTGCGGTTATTCAACGTGATAATATTGATTATCAGTTAACAAGAATCAGTCGATCTGATTTTTTATACACACCCAATAAAGCTAGTGAAAGTAAACCAAGTCAATTCTTTTTAGAAAGGCACATAACACCTAGATTATATTTATATCCCACTCCGGAAAATTCAACGGATATAATTTATTACTATGCGTTGACCAGAATGCAAGACGCTGGAGATTACACCAATAACATGGAAACCGTATTCAGGTTTCTCCCGTGTATGACAGCAGGATTAGCTTATTATTTGGCTATGAAAAGGGCACCCGATAGGGTACAGTTATTAAAACAGATATACGACGAAGAATTTGACAGAGCGGCCTTTGAAGACATTGATTCTGTAAGTTCTAAGTTTATACCGCCGAGATTAGTTATTTAAGGAGAAAGAAATGGCGATACGTGGAGCAGGTTTAGAAAGTTTATTTCCTCGCGAAGGACGTAGAAGACGTAGAGGCAGAACTCAAAAAATGCCTGATTGGGACTTGTCCCAATTATTATCAGGTGTGACTCCTGGACCGGCGCTCGTAGCACCTCCAGGTATGGGTTTACAACAGCCTACAGTTGGTAGACGTCTAGCTCCTCAACCGGGGCTAGACCAACGTACGCCAATAAGGCCCTCGCCACCTGGATTGCAACCAATAAGGGGACCAGCACAACCACCAGAGAGACCAACAACACCACTACCAATAAGACCAACACCACCACCAGTGAGACCACCCATAGAAGAACCCGAAGGGCCCATGCCCCCAAGATCACCGGAGACAAGTCTCAGTGCTTTGAAAATGAAAAGACAGCGGTTAATGCAACAATTAGAACAAATTAATGCTCAAATACGAAGTTTATCAGGGAACGGGGATCTCCCTGGACCTTTCCCTTGGCAACCGGGCCCTGGCCCCGGACTTCCAGGTGTACCTCCAACGAGGCCGACTCCAATGCCAACTCCTGGACCTGACCCAATACCACGTCCTGACCCAATACCACCTTGGGGAGGATAAATGGCCTTTGCCGCAGGCAAGCTTACGTGGGCAATTTGTGATACGTGTGGACAACGCTACCGTTTAAAGCAGCTAAAAAAACAGTGGGACGGTTTTATGACCTGTCCAGAGTGTTTTGATATTAAACAGCCCCAATTAGATCCTCCTCCAATTGGGGCTGATCCTCAAGCTGTTAGAAATCCAAGACCAGATCGCACGGAACCGGCAGCAGTGTCTATGTTGACCAGTAATCCTCTTTTGTCTACCCAGGGCAGTGCAGTTATTAAAGTGTTTCAAGATGACCATGGTAAATTGACAGGAGATGAAGTACGTTTTAGGAATACAGAAGCCTTTGATGGTTTTACAACAGGGACCCTACAGGATCCTGATGGCTATGCTATAACTAAGGTAGATGCAGATACTTATACCTTTAGTGCAGTTGCAGGGACGGGCACAGTAGGTGCCAGAGGCGGTGGTCCTTTTGTCGCGGTAGGACCCGCAGAGGCCTTATTACCATTGAATCCATTTAGGAGTGGAGATGCCGGTGCAAATACAGTAATCTCTGTTACTGAGTTTAAACATAATAGGACAACAGGAGATACCGTGTGCTTTAGATCAACTAAGGCTTTTGATGGAATTACAACAGCCGTGCTTGAAAGTGCAAGTGGGTATACAATAACTGTCGTGGACACAAATGAATATAGCTTTACTTCAACTGGAACGGCCACTACAGGAGATGTAACCGGTGGTGGTAGTACCGCAACAGCAGGACCCGTGTAATGAGTTTTACTTATAGTGGATTAAAAACAGCGATTCAGGACTATGTTGATAGTTCTGAAACCACTTTTGTTAATAACCTTGATGTCATAATCAAGCAAGCTGAAGAAAGGATTCTTAAAAATGTTTGGCTAGATAATTTTAAGAAAAATGTAACGGGAACCGCTTCTGCGGATACTCCTTATTTAGGAATGCCGACGGATTTTTTAGCGCCTTTTAGTATGGCTGTTATAGCCAGTAATGTTTATTATTATCTATTGTTAAAACAAGTCAGTTTTATGCGTTCTTATAAACCGGCAACCTCCGGATCAGTTACAGGACGTCCGAAGTATTATGCCGAATTTGATAGTGATAGTTTTATTTTGGCGCCCACACCCGATACTACTTATACCTTTGAATTACATTATTTTTATCGACCCGCCTCATTAACCGCAGCAGGAGACAGCGGTACCACGTGGCTTTCCGACAATGCAACTAATTCTTTATTATATGGTTCCTTAGTAGAGGCAGCGACATTTTTAAAATTAGACCCAAATGAAATGGCTAATTTTGAACAGCGTTTTCAGGATGCTATTGCTAGGCTAAGAAACACTTCCGAAGGAGCAGGAACTCAAAGTCAATATAGGTACGATCAAGTTCGCATTCCCACCACATGAAGCCAATTCCAGAGCTAATAGGCAAAAACATAGCCATTATTGCCATGGGTAATAGTCAGTTGGACTATCATAAAATGATTACACACAGTAAGACGTTTAACTTTGACGAAATATGGGCCATTAATGCCATGATAGGGGTTTTAAAAAGGGTAGATAGAGCTTTTGTGATGGATCCCGTTAGTCGTTTCTTTGATACAGAGGATGCGGGGAATATGACGGTTATGATGAAGGAAACGCTTCCTACGGCTGATTATCCTATTTACACCTGTGAATTAGACAAACGAGTTCCTACCCTGGTTGAGTACCCGGTAGAAGATGTAGTGCTGGATTTAGACTGTGGCTACTTTAATAATACCATTGCCTACGCCATTGCTTTTGCTTTATGGAATAAAGTCGGTGGTATCAATATGTTTGGAGCCGATTTTACCTATAAAGGTAATTTATATTTTGCAGAACAAGGACGTGGCTGTTGTGAATTTTGGTTGGCGAAATGTATGGATGCAGGTATCATTGTTCAAGTGGCTTTGACGTCTGGACTTTTAGATGCTGATATACCCATTCAAGAAAAATTGTATGGATACCATAGGCTAGAAGATCCTTTTGTTACTTACATGATTGATGATGAATTAAAAATTTGTAGGTGGTCAAAAGTTGAAAAGCAACAGGCTATCCCAATGGGATTAGTGGGAAGAAAAGACGGCCAAGTACAAGAAGGAATTGTGGAGCCTAAGAAATACTGATGTTTTCATTTGAAACAGACACAAAAATTGGAGATCTTGATGTTACCACAACGAATTACAGAGGGCACACGATAGAAAAAGTTGCTCAAATGGCAACGGATAAAATAATTTCTATCAGTGATACGGCTCCTGCACCCATAAGGGAACAAGCTCATGTTTTTAAAGAAACATGCAAAAAGGTAATTGCGTATTATATGCAAGAAGCGGTTAATAACCACATTTGCACAGTATGTAACGAATTGGAAAAACAAGGTCAAAAAGACCTAGCTAATATTATTAGGAGACTATAATGGCGATAACACAAGCAATGTGCACATCTTTCAAAAGTGAATTGATGACGGCTACGCACAATTTTGCGACAAACGGTAATACGTTTAATCTGGCTCTTTATACCAGTTCAGCAACTATGAGTGCTTCTACCACAGCTTATTCAACCAGTCAGGAAGCAACAGGAACCAATTACACGGCTAAAGGTGGAACTTTAACTAAAGTGGCTCCGACTACATCTGGAACTACGGCATTTACGGATTTTGCTGATTTGACTTTTGGTACTTGTACCATTACTGCAAGAGGTTGTATGATTTTCAACGACACGGCTTCAGGTGATCCTGCGGTTGCGGTCTTTGATTTTGGTGGAGATAAGACCAGTACAGCAGGAAGCTTTACTATTACATTTCCGACCGCAGACGCAAGTAACGCTGTAATTAGAATAGCTTAAAGGAATTAGCCAATGGCTAATATAACAGGCTGGGGTCGAGGCACTTGGGGTCAAGGCACATGGGGTGAACCCATCCCCGTTGAACTCACGGGTCTTGCAGGCACTTCAGCATTAGGCAGTCTTACTATAACGGCTGCGGCTAATGTAGCCGTCACCGGACTGGCGGGCACAGGAGCTGTTGGAACGCTCACAGCGACAGGTATTGCTAATGTCTCGGTTACGGGACTCGCGGGAACTGGTGCAGTTTCTAGTGTTACCGCAAGTGCAGCCGCTAATGTAGCCGTTACAGGACTTGCAGGCACAGGTGCCGTAGGTACATTACTCGCGGCAGGTTTTGCAATCACAGGAGTTAGTGGTACTGCCTCTACCGTTTCTCAAGGGGATGAAACCGTTACGGGTGACGCCAATGTTTATCCAACGGGATTAGCGGGAACCTCGGCATTAGGCAGTATAACCTTAGTAACCAACAATATAATATCGGTTACACAGGAGGCTAGTACCGGAAGTATTGGTGATTTAACCGTTACCACTCATGTAACAGTTACCATTACAGGAGTGTATGGAACCGGCTACGTAAATCAATTATTAGTATGGGGCCTTGTAGACGATGACCAAGATCCAAGTTGGAGTGGAGTAAGCGATTCACAGGACCCAAGTTGGGGCGCGGTAGACGATACACAGGATCCAAATTGGACAGACATTGCAGCATAAATAAGTTATGATATTATTGGAGATTAAAACATGGCAAGCACGTACGTAAATAATTTAAGACTCAACGAAATGGCTACTGGTGATGGTAGCGGAACGTGGGGTACAACAACTAATACGAATTTAGAACTTATCGGAGAAGCCTTCGGTAGTGGCTCGGAAGGAATAACAGGGACTACGCACACGATCA